ACCGAAAGAGCACCGCTCGCCGAAGGAGCACCGCTCGCCGAATATTTGTATATCACTGTAATCCCCCGAGGGGTATTGTTTGATTCCGTCGATCACCTCGAAGGCATCGAAATCCGCTTGTGTGTATTCTTTCATTTTCGTTAATCTATTAAATTCAATTCGATGATTCCGTCTATTTTACAATCCTCGATCCCGATACACTCCAACAGAGCCGGGATGCGTACAAGAGGTTTGGCCGGGTTGAAGTCGTAGCGGCCCGAAATCCGACCGTTGAGAGAGCTGATGATCCTACACAGCGACAGCACGATGTTGTAAGACCTTTGAGGAGCCTCCAACAGGATACAGCCGCTGATGGTCCGATACGCCTCGTCCGTCTTGTCGTTGTACTGCCGGGCGGCTCGGTCGTCGATCTTGCGAAGCATCGACCACGCGATGCCGTGAGCCTGTGCGACCAAAGTCTGAGCCTGCGTATAACGGCGTTTGGTTTCATGGTGGAACAAGCCGGAGGCCGTGAGTTCGGATTCAAGGTCGAGCATCGCGTAGTTCAGGCAGCCGACCAGCGTAAGCATCCGCACCGCGAGCGGCACGTACCGCTCGTCTTCCGGACGAGGACCCCGCGCGAGCAGGCGAGTGTTCATCCAGGCCGTATGTTTAATCAACATTGCCTGGCGGTAAGGAAGTTTGGTCATATAATCAATGCGTTTTACCCATAGTGAACCACTCGGCAGAATGAAGCCAGTGATAAAATTGTCGTTTTGTCATTTATCCAAATAATTTTGAACTGCCGTTATAGCTTCATTCAGTGTGCGAACAAGTACATACTTGTTTCCAACCTGTTCAAAAGATTTCTGCCATTGTTTTTGTGCTGGGGTCTGACGACTTCCTTTTACTTGGGTCTTAAATTCCAGTCCCAGTGCACCAAACCCATCTCGGGGAACAAGTAACAGTAAATCCGCCGCTCCAGCTGTCATTCCTTCGGCTTTCATAATGGCTGCCTCGGTTTTACTTCGCAATCCACCATTGGGCACGCTCGTCAAATTCAAAGCATACTCGGGGTATTGAAGCCGGAACCAACGTACAAAAGCGCGTTGGATGTTCGATTCAAGGTGTTTCATCTTGAGAGGTTTTAACCGTTTTCTTTTTCTCGATTAGTCGCCGGATAAACTCTACAGCTTTGGCATCTGTTACCGGGTGGTCGCTGCCAATAGCCTCGGCTTGCCGTATTGTGCGATTTTCACAGGCATTGCATCGATCCTCGAAATACGTCTGAAACCAACCGTAAATGATCGATCCGTCTATTCGTCCGTACAGTTGTCCGTATTGCCCTCGTTTGGCATTGGTAAATACCAGGTTTACATCGGCAAGGTTCAACGCCCAGAAATCGTCCAAAATCATGTAGGCCGTTTCCGTTACCTGTGCGTCGTTCATCTTGGCTGAAATATTGAAAAACTCCTGTACATTGACGATCCAAAGTACCAGATATGCAGCCGTCCATTTTTCGCCGTATGTCGCTCGCAATACAGATAACACCGGCATTTGGGATTCGGCACAAGCCACGGCCGACTGCATACGGCGGCAGCTACTCTGTATTGCCGCCACTGAGTAGCGTTTCAAGAACTCCACGCTTGAAATCTTCGCTAACGCCGTTGTTGGCGGTTTTTTTGCTAATTCCGTTGTCATTGTAAACTTTGTTTTGCGGGCTGTTGATCGAATTGGTGAGCGTTTGCCTCCAGTTGATAGTCTTTGTGCGCTGCTTTCGCTTATGCTGCCATCCGGCTTCCGTTGCCCAGAAGTTTACGCAAGCCTTTTCGAGCGAGAGGGCAATGTTGAGATTCGGGTTGAAACGTTGTTGCGTCGAAATCCAAGCGTCATCCTGTAGGAGCGTCTTATAGGCCTTGCGTAACTCGTTTTTGTAAATCTCAAAATCATCACGCCACGTCAATATCCGAGCTTCTTCAATCCCTGCATCATCCTTGCGGAGCGTCTTACGGGATTTGCGTTTAGGATGATCGGATTCGGGGTTCTCGGTCCCCTCGCACGCGCCTGCGTTATAGTCTTCTACCGGGTAAGAAATAATATTATCTCTCACAGATACTCCAGTATCTTCTACGCCAGTAGAAGTACTGGTAGTAATATACTCCTTATCCTCTCCTTTTATAGTCACTGATCGTTCACTGATCGTTCCGTGATTGATCACTGATCGTTCACTGATTTCATCTAAAATACTATCTAACAATTCTTTACGCACATTTACATCTTCCAGATTAGGTCTGTTGATTACTTGATGACGGGAAAAGGTTGGCAGATAATAGAATCTTTCCGACTTAACGGAAAGCAGACTAATAAATCCGGTTTCTTCGAGCATCTTCAACCAGCCTTCGAATTGCTGGAGTTGTATTTTGTCGTAAGGGAATATTTTAGACTTCAGCCAAACGGGGTCGGCTATTACTACGCCCAAATCATCGGCAAAATTCCAAAGTCCGATGTAAAGCAGCCTGGCATCGCGCGATAAGCGGCCGATCTTCAGATCATCCCAAAATTGGGGTTTTATGGTTCTGATTCTGGCCATACCATAGCGTTATTTTGGTTGTTGATCATTGTCTTCTTTTAGCATATTCTGCAATACATAGACAAGGTTTTTCGCCATTTCGGGCGTTAGAACAATTAAGTTGAAAAATTCCTCATCCCTATCCTTATAATCCCGGATTACGATGTTGGAATATATATTCCAATATATCTCTAACTCTTTTATTTCCGAATCTTCATTTGAATCTGCAATATGGTAATGTTGGGCAATCATCTTTTTCTTGTTTTTATTTTTTGTAACCGTGTTTTTTCAATAACCGGCAAGGGGTTCGGAATACATCCGACCATTTTGCGGGGTTTGTTATCCGTCGTCATTCTTCGGCGTTGTATAAACTCATAGGATTTGCGGCAGCCATTCCATACGGCACGTATCTTTACGCTCCCCGGAGTGCGATTCAACAAGCGCCCTATATATTCGTTGTCGTTATCGGGATAGAGTTCTTTCAATGTTTCCAATTCCTTTTCCGACCACGGGGGATATGTCTTTCTTGTCGTCATACTTGGAGATTATTTAGGGAGTGGATGCCCGCTGTTGCCGTGCCAGGAGCGCCATTCTGGACGTTATCTCCTGTTTGTATTTCACGGCTGCCAGCACTGCCTCCCTAATACGGTCGATGTACTCTTCATCTCGTGGGATGCGGAGAATCTTGACAGCCAGCAGCGAGTTGGCGCACCGGGGATCATAGCTTACGAAGTCGCACCATCGTCGTCCCGTCGCAAGGTAGTTACCTTGTATCTGGGCGTAATATTCGGGCTTCTCGCGTCGCAGATCGTCCGGGGTAGCCATAGCCAGATACCGGGCGTGTACGGACGAATTGTAGGGGCATTTTATTTCGATGAAACCGTCTTCCCCGACCAACCCGTCAGGACTTCCGCCGAAAGAGGGCAAATCCTCGCAGACGAAGAATCCGCAGGTCTGGACATCGACGCTCATAATCGTCGAATAGGCCAGCCGTGCCGTATCTTCGTGCTCGCGTCCCCATTCTATTTCTCTGGTGTTGAGTTCCCGGTATTCCAAACAGCCCCCGGCCGTGATGCGATCGGCGATCTTGTCGAACACATAAGCGATGGCCGTCTTGGTCAGTTCTCCGGGCCGTGCCCGTGCTCCGGGAATCAGCTTATGCACTTCGGAGGAAGTGAATCGATGCAGACGCGCTTCATACCATTCCGGAGTTCCTTGTTCGAAATAGCGGGAATCGGTCATCGCTTCGCGCTTTTGGTGTCGAACAGATTAACTTCGGCCTCGACCGTCGCATCCTCGACCGCGTTTTTCGTAATCCCGATCTTCTGCATCAGGTCGTCGGCCTCCTGTTCGGTGATCTGACCGCCGATAAACGCTTCACTGATCGCTTCGCGGCTCGTAAGCGTCGCTTTGTCCACGCTTTCGGGAATTGCCGCCGTTTCCTCGTTATCGATGTAACGTACCGAGTTGTTTTCGCCCAGCACGCCCTGATCGAATTTCGCAGCGTCCTGCATCTCTACGGACATCGGGGCGAATTTCGACAGCAACTGCTTGATTACGGTCTTACGCGCCATCGCATCGAAATCCGTAGTCCATTTACTACCGGCCCGGATGTAGTCCTTCTTCGATCCATAGGTTTGGCTGTACCGGCTCGCGTGTGCTTCGAGCTTCTCGCAGCTCATATAAAGCATCTTCTCGAAGCCATTGGTCAGTTTGAAATAACCCACATATCCGATCGTGCGGAGTGCGTCCCGATTCTCGGCCTTTTTGAACGTGATTTCACCCGTGATAAGGTTTTCATCCACGATCTCGCCCTCCTTGATCTCCGAAACATTCAGCGTTTTGAATTGTCCGCTGCGGATGGCCAGTTGGATAAATCCTTTCGCTCCGATCTGGAATTGGGCGTCGGTGCGTCCCTCCCGGTTGTTCTTGTAGGGGATGACATAGGCGAAACCCAGATTGGGATCAAGAGGAAGATCGAGGGCCGTAGCCTTGATCGCGGCGAACATCACGCCCATAGGCTCGCACTCCTGCAATGCCTTGTTGTTGGCGACGAGTGCCGTGAGGTTGCTTACGAAGCTGTCTTTCTTGGCTCCCAAGACGCTCGTCAGATAATTCTGGGTGCGTTCGCTGGTAATTTGACGGTTGAACAGCGTCAATCCCGTTGCTTGTTGTTCCATAATATTTACTGTTTTTGATTGATATATACTACGCGAGAGGCGTATTTCCGGGGATCGAAAGGCCGCATCATATAATTGATATGGTTGCGTATGTCGGCAGCCGAAAGTTTTCGGGACCATTCCCCGTCAGATACGATATGATTCGGATCAGCGATTTCGTAAATCTCGATTCTCGTTTTCATACATCAGTATTTTTCAGTTTTTTCTGTCAAACTTCCTCTCGACCAGATCGCATAAATCCAGGTACATCGCATCGGCATTCTTCTCTTTGACTCTCTCCCGGAACCCGGCTATATCTGACAGCCAACAGCCGCAACGGACATAAATGCCGTCTTGCAGGTTGAAAAAGTAAACCTTGCTG